TAGTTGGGGCGCAAGCCCTGTCACCACTAAGGATGAGGTCGTCATGACTGATTACACTAAAGTGGTCATCGGGGATAAGCAATTCACGATTGCCGCGTCCGACGCTGATCAATTCACTGCATTGCTTGCGGATAAAGACACAGCTATTGGCGAATTGAAAGCCAAACTTGCCGATGCCGAAAGCAAAATCCTGACCGATGAACAGCTTGCCGCCAAGGTCAAAGACATGGCTGATATGGCTGTCATGCGGGAAGCGGTTAAAGCTAAATTTGGTGATGAGGCGATTAAAGACGCTTCTGACGCTGAAATTCGCGGTATGCACCGCGTCTTGGATAAAGCAAACGTAACCGATGAAACCGCCCGCAAGGCTTTGGCGGATCGTAAGCAGGCCGATATTAAAGACAACGGGCAAGCGGCTTATGAGGCCAAACTTGCCAACGCATGGAAAGGGGTCTAATTCATGGCCATTCAAACGACTTACAGCGAGAATATTTCCGCTGGTAAACTTGGCGCGATTGTCAACACCGAACATTGCAACCTGATCAGCCGTAACGTTGAAACCGCCGCTGGTCTGGGCTTTGGTCTGCCAGTTGCTCAAGGTGCTGCAACGGACGGCGTCCGAGTGTCTAGCGGTTCCGCATTTGACTATATCGGCTTTACTGTCCGGGATATGTCGATTGACGCAACGACCGACATTTTCGAGCAATACGATAGCGCGCGGATCATGACGCACGGCCTGTTGTGGGTCACTGTAACCGACGCTGGTGGCGTTGTCCAAGGCGATCCGGTTTGGGTCACTAAGGCGACTGGCGCTTTGTCGAATGCCGATGTCGGTTCTAGTGGCGGTGTAAACTTGGCGGGCTGCAAGTGGGAAAGTGCTGCTGCAAACGGCGCTCTTGCAAAAATCCGCATCAACATGGATGTGCCGCAAGTTGCAGGCGCGTAAAGTAAAGGATGATTGAAAATGACGCAAGCTAATTTTTGGGATGCACAATCCGCACTAGGGTTTGTGCTTTCCCAGACAAGCCATATCGAGGCTGGGGTAAACGAGATTGTTTACCCTGACATTCAATACCCGGCCCTTATTCCGGTCGATACTTCGGCCCATCCTTTCGCAAAGTCTGTCACCTACTTCTCCGGTGATAAGTTCGGTGAAGCGGGCTGGATCAACGGCAACGCGGGTGATATTCCGCTGGCAGGTGTTGAACACACCAAGTTTGAAACCCCCGTCTATACCGCTGGTATCGGCTACGGTTACGGCTGGGAAGAGATCAACCAAGCGCAAATGTTGGGTATGCCTCTTAGCAACCAGCTTGCTATGGCTGCACGTCGCGCCTATGAAGAAATGGTTGATCGGGTAGCGCTGCTTGGCGACACCAAGAAGAACTTCCAAGGGCTGATCAACAACAGTGCCGTGACCGCCGATAGCGCACTTAACGGCGATTGGGATGGTGCATCGACTGCCGATGAAATCCTTGCGGACGTGAACGAGGCTATCCTTGACACTGCCATGGATACCAAATACACGGGCGTTGCGGATACGCTGTTGCTGCCTTTCGCAAAGCTGAACCGTCTGGCGACCCTGCGCCTTGGCGATACCACGATGACGGTGCTTAACTTCCTGCGGGAAAACAACACCTACACCGCGATGACTGGCAAGGAACTGGTTATCCGTGGCGTTCGTGGTCTTGAAACCGCTGGTTCTGGTTCGACTAACCGGATGGTTGCTTATCGCCGTGATCCTTCGGTGCTTAAGCTGCATATTCCGATGCCGCACCGCTTCCTGCCTGCACACCAGAAGACGCCTCTTTACTTTGAAGTGCCCGGTGTGTTCCGCCTTGGTGGTCTGGATATCCGACTGCCGAAAGAGGTCCGTTACAAGGACGGGATTTAAGCCAAAGGAAAGCCCCTTAATCGGGGGCTTTTTTCTTGCGACACAGACACGGCGGCAATGGGAACAACTGTTCCCATTTTCCGTTTCTAAGGATGGATACGGTCATTTCGGCAACGGCGACCATTCGTCAATATAATCCGGATTAGCACCCACGTGGTTCCAAACTGAAACGCATTTCCCGTTAAGATATTTAAAAGTGATGATGCTACCGCAGAATTTTGCCAAAAACTCACGTCCATCTTTCGGGTGACTCTTGCCCGGATACCACGGGATAACGGGTCGTTCTGGCGGTGTGGTGATGTTGTAGATTGGCGCTAGATCAGCGGAAGTGCCATCGGCAAGACGCCAACGATAGGCGGGACCGACGCCTGTTAGATAAGCATACCCTCCTTCAACAGCAATGCACTTGCGTTCGTATCCTTGACCATCCGTATAAGTTTTTCCGACTTCAAACATTTTCAGTGCCCTTTGTTGTTCATTGTTTCGATCTGGTTCTTAACCCCCATGCAATAGGTATGCGTTCCTTCGCAAACAAAATTAACAGCATCGCCGCCAAATTTAGTTTTTGTGATAGACACCAGTTTGCACGGCGCATGGTCGCTTTTCTGAATTTCGTATTTTACAGTCATGATAGTCTCCTACTTTGTGTTGTGTTCACCTACCCAACACATACCCCATCCCAAACTTGCCGTCAAGGGCTTTTTTTGCTATCTTGTGACACAAAATCTAAGGATGCAGCCCATGGCGTTAACGGTAGAAACAGGTGCGGGCGTTCCGAACGCGGATAGCTACGCGACGTTGCAAGCATGTATCGACTATGCTACGGCGATGTATGGGTCATCTCTGAACGGTAGCACGGCAGACAAGGAAGCGTCTATCCGCCGCGCTTTTGCCTACTTGTCCACCCTGAACTGGAAGGGCACTCGCACCTATGGACGCTCTCAGGGCGGCGCATGGCCCCGGACTGGCGCGGATGATTGCGAAGGGTATTCCATCGGCTCAGATGGAATTCCAGCCGAAGTTATCGCGGCGCAACACGAACTTGCAAGGGCTGAATTTCTATCGCCGGGCATCCTAACGCCATCGGGCAGCAAGGCCACCGCAAACGTCATCATGGAAAAAGTTGACGTGATCCAAGTGCAATATGACACGGACAACCTGACTGGCACAATTGACGATATTCGGCCTATCGTGACGGCGGCAATGGATAAGATCAAGTGCTTGCTTGCGAGTGACCCTAGCGCAATTCGGTTCTTCATGACGGTGGCGTAGATGTCGCAATTCTATGATCGCATGCGGTCAACAGCTACGGGCTTGTTGACGCGATACAAACAAGGCACGGTAGAGATTGGCAGGCCAGTTGTGACGCCTGGGGCTAATCCTTGGGATGCACCCACAACTGCAACCGACTGGACCGCGCTAAACGCCATTGCAAGGGGTGTGTCGCAGGCCTTGGTCGATGGCACACAAGTTCTAGCGTCTGATCTTATGATCTTGGTGGCGGTAGCTGATTATCAATATCAGGCGTCCGACTTGATCCGGCTAGACGGTAAACAAGTGGCGATTGTCCGGGTCGATAAAATTCCAGCGGCTGGCGATCCGGTTGTTATCAGGTTCATTGTGCGGGCATGACGTTAGAGGAGTTAATCCAAAAACAAGAGCCTGCCACTAGGCGCGCGTTTTTGGCGGCGATTGCGCGTATCAAGTCAGACGTGCAGATTGGCCGTTTGCGTGATGCCTTGCAACGTGGCGATATAGAGGGCGCTATTGACGCTATAGGCGTTGACAATGCGGCTTATAGGGCCTTTGCGGCGGAACTAGGAAAGTCATTCGATGATGGCGGGAATATCGTTGTAACGGGCGTTACATGGCGTTTTCCTGATATGTCCAAAGCCGTTGTCCGATGGAATATGGATAATCCACAAGCAACAGCGGCGCTTAAGTCAGTAACGAGTGACCTTGTTACGGCGATCACGGCGGAACAGCGTGAAACCTTACGCATTGCCATTTCAGAGATGTATAGCGAAGGACAAGGCCCGCAAACCATGATTGCGCGTCTAGTTGGGCGCGTGGGCAAGGATGGTAAACGCCAAGGCGGTATTGTGGGCTTGAATGGGCCGCAAGCACAGTGGGTAGCGAATATGAGGCGCTACCTTACAGAAGACCCCGCCAAGGCGCTGGATATGGCGCGTAGAGATAAGCGTTTCGACAGAACGATTGCAAAGGGTAAGTTAACCGCCGCGCAAATTGATAAGATGGTTGCCGCCTATACCAATAGGCTATTGGACCTAAGGGGCTGGACAATTGCCCGCACAGAAACGGCCCGCGCGGTGGAAATAGCTAAGGCAGAGGCTTGGCGGCAAGGCATTGCCAAGACAGGCATTCCGCAAGAGTTGGTATGGAAAGAATGGGTTCATGGTGGCCCTGCGATTAGCGGGCGTGAGCGTCCAGAACACATTGCGTTGCACAAGGATAGGGTTTATGGACTGGAAACGCCATTCCTAGTCGGTGGTGATTTTATGCTGCACCCTCACGATAGTTCACTAGGCGCTGGCGCTGATCAGATTGTTAACTGCCGTTGCGTGTCATTTTACGGAATTGATTATGCAAGGCTTGCACGATAATGGGCAGTTTTGCAGCGCAAGTTAAGGCGTGGGGAGAAAAAGCGAAACGCAATACAGCGCTTGTTTTCCGTGAAAGCGTTCAATCTTTGGCGCGTGATCTTACATACCATACGCCACTTGTGACGGGTAACTTGCGTCGGTCGTTAATGTCTTCAACTGTATCCATGCCAACAACACGCGATGGTGAATTTGCTGAAATATCAGGCCAAACTGAATTTACCATCGCTGGCCTTGAAATAGGTGACACGTTCTATTTAGGGTTTCAGGCTAAATATGCCCGCAGGGTCAATTATGGTTTTACTGGCGCGGATAGTTTGGGCCGAAATTACAATCAATCTGGACAATTTTTCGTAGAGGCGACGGCGGCTAAATGGCAGTCGTTTGTTAATGCCGCTGTTGCAAGGGTAAATGCATGATAACGCAAATAGACGCCAAAATATGGGAAGCCCTTCGCGCTCACCTAGATACCATGTCAGGCGGGTTTCCTATTGTGTTGCCGGGTGAAACATACCCAACCGATGCCGATGTTGCGTTTATCGTTGTGACAGATGTTAGGTTTGGCAATGTCAGGCTTTACATCGGATCGACTGCGGATGATCAACACGGCGGCACATTGTCACTGTCTGTAATGGTTCCGCTGTCTTGGACACACACGCAACAGCTAGGCGTTGCAGGAATTATCCGCCAACACTTTGCAAAAGATACAAAACTAGATGCGCTAGTGGAAATTGTAAAGACGGCGGATATTGGCACGGCTTACAGGGATGGCGCGTTTAACAGATTGCCCGTGAATGTCAATTGGCGGGCTATGGGCTAATTTGCATCGGGCAATGTAAAGCGCGATAATTTGACAATCTAAAACCGCCCGTTGTCTGGGCTAATGGCAAAGGATATTGCAAATGGCG